TGTAGCTACTACAGATCCAATTTTTGTAGGTCAAGTTACATTTAAAACAAGTACAAGCATTACTGTAGACACAACAGTGCCAGGCGGTTCTACACCAACAGTTGGTCAGTTTATTATGTTTATAAAAAACGCAACAGCTGAGTCTCATGGGGCAAGAGGATACTACTTGGAATTTAAACTTGAAAATGACTCAACAGATCCTGTAGAACTATTTTCAGTAGGCAGTAGTGTGATGAAAAGTTTTCCATAAAAATTACTATCTTTGTTGTAAATGAAATTAAATATACGACCATTAGAAGTAAGCGACTATGACAATATACTTGTAGATTGGTGGGCGGACTGGAGGTGGACAGCTCCATCAAGAGACTTTCTTCCTGAAAATGGTACAGGAGGTTATATAGTATACGACCAGGATACGCCTATATGTGCAGGATTTATGTACACAACCAACTCTACAGCAGTGTGGTGTGATTGGATAATATCTAATTTACATTACAAAGATAGGAGCAAAAGAAAAGAGGCTTTAGCTTTATTGGTTGGAACTATTACCAAGCAAGCTGAAGACCTAAATAAAAAATATGTATATGCTTTAATTAAAAATAAACCTTTAATTAACGTGTATAAAAAAATAGGATATGAAGAAGCTTCTACGTATTCTATTGAAATGATTAAAAAAATATAATATGGCAGTAACAACAGCAGCAGTAGTAGGGGTAGCGGCTTCGGCAGGAGGGGCAATAAACTCCTTTAGTCAATCTGCAAAACAAGGAAGGATGGCTGAAAAAGCCGCGGCAGCTTCAAAAAAAGCTATGGCGGAGGCTAAAAGAAAAGCAGAAAAAAACTTTTATGCTGGTTTAAATGTTTCTACCGAAGCTTATGATAGAGCTTTTGCAAATAATTTACAAGCACAAACTCAAAACATACAAGCTCTTCAAGAAGGAGATCCTCGTAATTTAGCCGCTGGTGTTGGTTTACTTCAACAGGCTTCTGATGCCACTGCCGAAGCTACTCGTTTAGGTTTGCAGAAAGATTTAGAAGCAAATGCAAAAATGAAAGCAGATGCCAAAGACGCTATTAATCAAGATTTAAAGCGTATGGATTTAGGTTACGCAAAAGATCAAGAGAAGATTGCTAAAGAATCATCAGCAGCTTCTGCGAAAGCAATGTCTGAAGGAATAAGTGGAGTAGTAAGTACAGTTGGTCAAGCGGCTCAATTAGCCCCTTTATTTGGAGCAAAAAATCTCACTACTGCTGAACAAAATTTCTTAGATAGTTTAAACGCTGCTAACGCTACTGGTCAATAAAAAAAAATAAATAATGGCAAACGAATTTAGCAGACAAGAGTCGGTATCGGATTATGAAGTTTATCAAGGTCGTGAAGGATCTCAATTAAACTTTGCTGAAGAAGCAGCGAAAATTACAGCTGGTGTAAATGCTATAGCTACTCAAAGAGAGGGTAGGAAAGCACAAATACAGTCAGATACAGACGATGTAATTGCTCAGTTAGAAAAAGCTGATTCTTTTCAAAACCAGACTTTAGGTCAAACAGTTTTGTTGGCTGCGAAGGGATTAAAAGAAACTCTTTTAATTCAGTCTCAGTTAATGAAGAAAGGTAAAATAAAACCTTCTGATTTTATGGCTACTCTTCAAACAGCTAAAGACGATATGGCTAACTGGGGTATCGCTGCCAAAGATTGGAATACAAAATTCATTAAATCTGAAGAAAGACAGAAGTTAGGCCCTAATGGTAAGGTTATAGCTTCTGGAATGGAGACAGCTATAAAGGAATCTACTTTAGCTTTTAACAATTTAGACAATGTAGTTCCATTTACTTCACCGACAGGTAATTCATACCTGGTTCGTTTAAATGAAGACGGAAGTATGCCTGAGTGGGATACACAGAGAGATGCGTATCAAAGTTTTAATAATCTTAATAATTTACTATTATACGAAGATGACGGAGCAAAATACGATGTAAGCACTATTGTTGCAAATGAAGTTAAAAATGTAGGCGCTTTTATTACATCCACTATTAGTGGATACACAGTAACTGATGGTGGTAATGTTGTTGTCACTCGTGAAGGAGCAAGAGAGATGGAAGATGCTTTGAAGGGAAAAGATGGTAAAACAAGATTTAACACTCTTGTTGAGACCATATCAGAAACTGTTATGGGAGATGAATTGTCTATTGCTAATATTTTAGTAGGCAGATCAGCAGGATCAGATAGATATATTATTGCTCAAACAGAGCAAGAGTTTGTAAATAAAGGAGGTACGGATTTAAGTAAATGGATTCAAGCTGATTATACAACTCAACCTCCAAGCGTTACGTTAATAGATGGTCAAGAGGATGCTGCTAAGCAATTTATAAAAGATGAAATTCTTACGCAGTTTGGTCAGTCAACTAAAAAGACTAAAGGTCTTAGTGGTCAACAACCAAATACAGCTGCGGTTACAGGTACTAATCAAGATATAGCTGATGCAGGTTATATATCTGAATTAAATGATGTGTTTACAAATCCAAATGCCGCTTCATCAAAAGCTATTCTTAAGAGGCTTATTGATTCCAGAAATGCTGAAGTTACAAAGCCAGAGGATAAAATTATATCTTTTGATATTTTTGATTCAATGATTGTTATAAAAAGAGGTGGAGGACAAGATGATTTTATTATAGATAGAGTAAGTGACAGTGGTAAACCTGACAATCCAAATACAGCTGAAGATGAGTCATTAGATATTCTTGATACTGAGACTGATATTATGACAGCTATTGACATATTAACTCCAGGTAAGGGTTATAGTAGAGGAAGAGTTAGGGATTTAATTAATTCTCAAAAAATAAAAATAAACCCTCGTATAAGTAGAGAATTAAAAACATCAGTATCAAAACCTCCTCTTAATGTAATAACCAACACGTCTGTACTGCCTTCTGGTAAAACAGTTATAAAAACAATAGAGGATGCAATTGGAGACACGACAAATCTCCAATGGGATAGTACAGTCACAAAGGTTGTAGATGATGTGGTAGTTAACGCCATGGGTGGTGAGCTTAAAAGAGAGCTTGCAAATCAAGGTTATGGTAGCCCAACAACAGAGGTGGTTACAGTTGGTGGTGAAGAGTATTATAAAATAAACATAGCTGGTAAAGAGACGTCTATTAGAATTAGTGGTGGAGAAACAAAAACAAATATTGCAAACCAAGTAGTTGACGCGATTAATGAAGCTACTAAGAAAGTTAACAAGAAAAGAGAAAGCAAAACTATTATGAGTTTTAAAATATGGAAACGATCAAATCCAGGAGGAAACTTTCAAGACTATAAAGTATGGCGTAAGACTCAGTAATAATAAATATTTATGGAATTATTAGACGATTTATTAGGATTATTAGAGGGTATTGTAGATGACAAAGAAACGCTTCAGGGTATAATTGACTCAGAAGGATTAGAAGTTTTGTACGATGAGATTGATCCAGAGGCATTTCCTACAATGGAAGGTTATTTGTCTTACTTTGGTGAGCTTCAAAAAAAAAAAGAAGAAACTGGAGATACTCCTATTATTTCTCCAGAGGAAAATACGGAATCAAATACACAAACTCCTCAAGTGGAAGGAGCTGGATCTTCGGATTCTTCACCAACAACAGTTGATGTTCCTCAAGTAGAAGTACCTCAAGTAGAAGTACCTCAAGCAGATGTAGATGAAGCCAATATTAATGTTACACCAAACATTGAGCAGGAAGAGCTTCCTGGTATATTAGATCCTACTTCTAATGCAAAAAAATTATATGAAATTGTAGATGACGAGATTGTTATTTTAGGTGACGATGGAATGCCTAAAAAAGACAAGGAAGACGAGACTTGGCTTGAAGAAAGCTGGCTTGGTCAAGCAATGGATTGGGCGTTTGATGATGTTCCAATTTTAGGTGTTCTTAGTGCTGATTTTTGGGGAGATATGTATCGTGCTATTGGTAACGGATACACCAAAGGTCAATCAGTAGATGACTCTATTGCTTTGTTTGCAAAAGGAAAAAATATTTCAGATCAAGACTTACAAGAATACATAGCTGCTGTTAAGAGATCAGAGAACGTAACTGTTTCTGATGAAATGAAAAGCTTTCAGAAAATTTATGATGAAAATGGTGGTGGTGTTCTTGGCTTTATTCTTGGCTTTGGATCGAATCTTTCAATAGCTCCAGAATTACTTATTGACTCACTTTCGTCTATGATTAATCCAGCCTCCGCAGCAGCGGCAGGAGCAGGTGCAGCAACTGGTGCAGCAACTGGTGCAGCCTTAACAGCAGTGTCTGGCCCTGGTGCTTTATTTGGAACAGGAGCAGGTGCTATAGGTGGTGCTATGGGGGGAGCTTCGGCAGCTTTAGAATTTGGTATGTCTTATACTGAATTTATGAAAGAAGAAGTAGAGGCTAAAGGAGGTAAATTTGATGTTGAAGGGATAAGAATGGTTTTAAATGACGATCAAGCACTACAAAGAATTAGAAATAGAGCTGCTACAAGAGGTCTTGCTATAGGTATGATTGATGCTATGACAGCAGGTGTTGCTGGAAAAGCTATTGGAGGTACAGGAAAAGCCCTGGCAAAAGGAACAGCTAAAAGATTAGCTGCTGGAGGTAAAGGAACTGTAACCAGAGCTATGGTAAATAAAGGAATTGAGATATCCGCTGGTTTAGGTGTTGAAATTGCTGGAGGTAGTTTGGGTGAAGCAACCGCAAGAGCTTTGGCTGGTCAGGAAATGGACGTGGCTGAAATAGGTCTTGAGGGTTTTGCAGGTGCAGGTAATGCTCCTATATCTTTAGCAAGAGGTATTTATACTACTCCAAGATATAATTTAAATGGCGACCTTGTTACAAAGGATTATATGCTGGCAACAATAGGAACTGCAACTCCAGATCAAATTGCTGGTATGAATATCGAAATAAAAAACGATAAAAAAATGCAGTCTGTAATAACAGACTTAAAAGCTACAAGTCAATTTGATGCGGACTTACAAGCTCTGGGTGTTCCTCCAGGGCCTCAAAGAGATGCTATTGTTAAATTAGAATTAGAAAAAAGTAAATTACCTGATGCAAGATCTGAGGCTACAAGACAAAGAAGAAACCAGATAGATCAAGAAATAAATTTTCTCATAAATGAATCATCTACTATAACAGAAACAGTAGAGATATCAAGAGACGGAAATACCTTTACAGAGGTGTTGTCTGTTTCAAAAGCTGAAGCAAGAGCTAAATTAAAAGAAGAAGGAATAGAATCAGCAACAGAGGGGCAAATTTCTGATATGCAGAAAGCCATGATGGAGCAGCTTAAGAACTCTGATACGCAAGCTGAAAAAGCAATTATTGCGGATCAAAAAATAGCTGATGACATAAAAAAAGAAGTAGAGGAAAGTATTACTGATCAAGAAGTTCAGGATAAAATAAATAAAGACACGTACACAGACAAGGAGTTTGATAACGCAAAACAATTATTAATAAAAGAGAAAGTAGATGCCATTCAAGAGTCAAGCACAACGCAGGTGGATGTACAAGAATCTTCCAGAGATGGCGAAGGAGTGGGAGAAGTCAACGTCCAAGAAGAAATTACCGAAGAGAGTCCAGCCAAAAATGAACAAGAGAGTTCCGAACCTACCACGCAAGAGGAAGCGGAAGTAGTTGAAAGCACTGAAGTAGTAGAGGAAGAGAGTCGGCCATTAAAAGAAAAAATAAAAAACATAGTAGATGAGATAGCTGATGGTGAAAATGGGTTTTCTAAGAAATGGTTCAACCCTGTACTTATGAAGAAAGCTGGTATAACTACAGACGAAGATGTTAAAGAATATTACATACAAAGTATAGAAAACGGAGAGGTTATAAATGATCTTAATAAGGAGTTTTTAAATAATGAGTTTAAAAGACTCGGTATAGAAAACAAAAAAAAGGGAGTGGATAGCAAACCTAAAAGTTTTGAAACCATTCCTCCTTCTCAACGTAAAGGAGGTACTCAAAGATTTAAAGTTCCAGGGAGCAGAACTGTTGATGTAGAAGTGGATGCAGAAGGGAAAGCTTATGCTGTAAATAGAAAGACTGGGAGGCCTTTAGAAAAGACTCCTCCAAAAGCTCAAGAGTTTATTTTGAAAAATGTAATAGATGTTAATGAGGGTACTCCTTTACAGTTAGATGAGTCTACTAATTTAACACCAGAGCAATACATTTCTGAGATTGCAGAAAACTCTAACAACATAAAAGAAGTTGCGGAGACTATTGATTTAGAAAGAAAGAGATCAAAAGAGCTTAGTAAATCAGAAAAACAAGAATTAGCTGATCCTTTAGGTATATCTTCATTAATAGGTAAAATAACTGAACAGCAATTTATAGACGCGAATGATGCTAACAATGTTACTTCTAACATGAGGCGTTATTGGTTTGCCAAGAAACAAAAAAATATGTTTGGCAAAGAGACTGGACAAGATACAGATACTCGTGGCTTAGATGATTTAGTAATGGAGCTTGATGGATATACTCAAGAAAGAGAAAGCGACTACATTCAGCAGGTTGTTGAGTTTATAATACAAAATGATACTGGAAAAGTAAAGGCGCAGACTGGAAAATCTCCTGGTTTAGTAGATTTAGAAATTAAATTTGAAAAACTAACTGGACTTAAACCAACGAAAAAAAATATAGACACTGTTGTTTCAATTGATCCAAACAGAGAGCCGAATACATTAACGGATACAAAAAACAAAGAAGCAAACAGAAAAGCGGCTTCCGAACCTGGAGTATTTACTAAAGGAAAAAGAGGTATAAACCCAAAGAGAATAACGCAAGGTAAGAAAAAGAAATCTACTCTTGTGATAGATGCTAATGGTTTAGTTACTCAAATACAACTTGAATCAAAAGCAGCAAAGGAATCTGAAGCTTCATATAAAGCGGCTCAACAGAGAGTATTAGATCAGATAAAAGATCTTCAAGTAAGAGGTGTGGTTAGGGCTAAACAAGCTTTAGTTATGACTCGAAAAGTATTAAGAACAAATTTTAGTAAAGAGGCTCAGGTAAAAAACTTATCTAAGTATGTTACTGATGTAATGAACTCAGCTACAATTAATGATCAAATAGCCAGAATACAGAAAAAGACTAAACGAAAAAAAGGAGGAGTTCTGTATAATATTAAAAAAGGAAAAGTTGGTGCAGATAATAATGCGTTAATAGACGTTTTAAAAATATTAGCAAAAGCAGAAATATCTTCTATACCCTTAGATAAGTTAGATTCTTTTGAGGCTTTAGTTGATATTTATGGAGCAAGTAAAAAAACATTAAACATCCAGAATGTAGGCGCGGATACTAAGGCAGCTTTGGATATTATAAACAGTCTTGATGCGGAAGCAGATACAGATGTAAAAGTTGAAAAAGTTAAAAAAGAAAAAGAATCAAAAGAGTATAATCTTGATGAAGCTATAGTTGAAATAAAAGATATAAAAGCTGATACTGATTTAATATCAAATAAAGATTCTAAAAAGATTGCTGAAGAACTAAACTTAATTACAGATGAAGATATAAAAGAGTTAGTAAATGAAAATGAAGATGGTACTTTTGATTACTCTATGGTAGAAAGTTTACGATCTGTCATGCAGAATCTTTCTCAAGGTATTGTGACTCCAGAAGCTAATAATATTTTATTAGAAGTAAAAAGTAATAAGGCTGCGAAAATTGTTACAAAGCCATTCAGTAAAATAACTTTATCAGGTATAAAGAGAAACTTTAAAAACTTATCTTCATCCATTAAACTTGCAATAACAAGCAGAAGTCCTTCAGGTAAAAACATAATATTAGATAAAGTAAGATCTAATGTTGCTTCATATATTGATGATGCTTTCGGTAATTTAAATAGCACTGTAATATTTGATAACACTTTTGGTTTACTTGCTAAAACATATGAGGCTTTTAAAGTAAACACTGATCAAGGGTTCAGTAAAATAGAGTCGGCTGAAAAAGTTCTGGAGTTTGATGGAAAAGGAATTATTCGTAGAACAGCAAGATTTGGAAATAGTGCAAACAAAATTGTAGCTAAAAAATATAAGATTAGATTATTACAGTTAGCAAGAGAGCATATTTTAAACTTAGATAAAAACGGAAAGCCTAATAAAAAAGCTCCTTCAGCAAAAGAAATGATTGATGCTACGATAGATTTTTATAAAAAACCAGAAAACAAAAACGTATATAAAAACGATTTAAAAATATTAGAGCAACTTGTTGAGGAATTTACTGTAGATGGTGAGATTAGTTTAGATAAATTAGAATCCAGCTTAACTAAAGGTGAAAAAAAGGCTTTATCAATATATGATGAGGTTAATAATAGTTTAGCTGAGAAAGGTTTATTTACGTCTTCAGTTATTAGATCAAATAGAATAGACTTATTAAATGGATATTCTCATAGAGTTGTTTTATCAAATGAAACAAGTGCAGCTATTGATGAAAAGGCTGTTGAGTTTTCTAAGGCTTCTACAAAGTCTGGTACTTTTGAAGGTAGAACTAATGGGCCAAAACCTATTAGCTTTGATCCTTCTTTGTCTGCTCAAAGAGGTTTACAAGAAACCAATATAGATTATTTTATGACCTCAAAAATACGAGAGGTTATGAAGACTGTAAACAAGGTTTCAAAAAATATGAAAGCTGATGGTACTGACGCTCAAATTCAAGCTGCTGATGCTTTAAAGAAGTCAGTAGAAGAAGTGATAAAGATTACTTATGGAGAAACTATGAGACCAGTTGGTGTTGGTGAAATGTTTTTGAATAGGATAAAAAGAAATGCTTATCAGGCAATATTAGCTGGTGTCCCAAGGATGGGAATAGAACTTGCTTCCAACCTTAGTTTTGTTATGGCTAATCCGAAAGCAGCACTACTTGGTTTTAAGAAGTTTTCTGGACTTGCATATTTGGGAGGCAAAAAAGGTGCTGATATATTAAATAATTTAGGATCTTCTGAAACCACTAAGCAATATAATGCTAAAACTTTTACTTCTCGATTTGCTGATATGTCTAACTTTGCTCAAAGCTCGCCAGACTCAATGAGAGCTAAAAGTGGGTTTATGAATGTTTTAGGTATACTTGGAAGGTTAGGCCCAAAACAAACTATTAGTGCTATTGATCAAATTGCTGGCGCTATTATATCTACTCCTGATAGAGCAATGACCAGACCAATGTGGTATGGAACTTTTGCTTTAAAATTTGAGGCTGAAACAGGAATTAAATTAAGTAAAAAAGATTTTGTTGAAATAGGTGAAGGAACTTCTAAATACCTAAGCGATGAATATTCTGATGCGGTAAAGAAATCTACCGCAGAAGCAGATAGAATGGGTGTTAGAATAAGTAGTTCTCAAAACCCATTTAAAGGTGTAATAAAAAACATGAGAAGAAATGATCCTAATCAGCCAATGCTTTTAAATACTTACAGGGCTGTAAATAAATTTATGGCAACCTTTAGTTTATTTGAATACGGAACAGTTCGTAATGCAGTAGGGGCTTTACAAAGAAGTGGTGATATGAGCAAGAAGCAAGCTGTTGGAATTATGACCGCTGCAACTGTAAGGATGACGATGTATCCTCTTTTATTATCTCTTGTTTCAGACGGATTTGATGAGCTGTTTACTGACGCAGAATATGAAGAAGATGATTCTTCGATTGAAGATATGATCACTCGACAAACAATTGGTACAGTGTTAACTTTAATGACTCGAAGAAGTATGGGTAATATACCTAACCTTCTACCTGCTTTTGGTATAGAGAAGTTTAATGAATATATGTTAGGAGAATTTAGAGAAGGAGAGTATGATCCTTTTAAGCATTCTATTACATTTTCTCAGTTTAATGAAGGAGATTTAAAAAAGAAGGGATTAATAGAAACCACTATTGGATTACTTGCTGGGCCAATGGGGCCAATAATTAAAACTCTTCAAAGAAGTACAGATTTAGCTGTAAGATCTATTACTAATAAGACAGAAGAGAGTAGAGAAAAAAACAAAAAAGAACTCACAAATCGTATGGCTCTGGAGCTTATGGGTAATTTAGGCCTTATTCCTTTCTATAAAGATGTAAGAAGAGTTGTAATGAAAGAAATGTTTGAAGATGACGTTGTTAAAAGAAGAAAAACTAAAAAAGCTAAAGAAAGAAAACAATATTTAGATTTTTTAAAAGATAATGATCCAAAAGAATATAGATACCAGCTACGTCAAGATAAACTAAAAGATTCTGATAAAATTAATTCAGATGTAATTAGCGGAGGAGATGTTATAAAACAATAAACGTATGGCTTTTGACGAACATAAATGTATGATAGACAGTTATAAAATTTTAACTGGAAAGGAAGACTATAAAGATATGCTTGAAAAAGATGAGCGTATATATTTACTATTTAATCCTTCAAGACCTCTTATTCCTATGGAAAATGATGTTTATGATAATGTTAGGCAATACTTTGAAGATATCCAGGATTACAAGAAGTGCGCTGAAATACACTGGGCTAAGTGTAAGGCTAAAAATTCTTAGAATAATTTTTCCTTTCCGCTTCCAGTTTGTAGTACAAAAACGCTTGAAATCCATTCACGTGTGAGTCTGTTGGAAAAAAGTATTTCCATCCTTTTGATCTTCCTTTATTTATGTAGTAGAAAAAAGCAACTGCAACTTTACCTCCTGTCTTAGAAAAATTAACGCAAGCACTGTGATCTGAAGTTGGTATTATTTCTTCAACAGTAAAAGCTTCATTGTTTACGTTTCCAACTCTTGCGGTGTTAGAGTATCTTTTTGCGATGGTTTCACAAAACTCTTGTAACTCTGTAGCTATTCCTTTATTCATAATTTCTGTTGTAGTTTTTTTATCTTCAACAATACTTTAGCTGATTGAGGTAGTTTTTTTAATCTTAAAATTTCTGCTATTATATTGTTTTTTTGATCTGCTTTAGACTTCATCAGATAAAGATTTAATTAAATCATTCATTAGTATAATTATATTTTTAGCCTTTAGCTTTGCTTTGTCGTGGTCTCTATCCATTAAATCTTCGTACAAATCATCAGTCAAAGAATGCATACTGTTAGACACATAGTTTATGTGGTTTATCGCTTGTATGTCATCAGCTGATATTGGATTTGCCATTAATCTATAGATTTTAATATAAGGCGTCCGACTGACGGATCAATTTTAGATATAGCTTTGTATAACTTTTTAGACTTAGACTTAGTAATATTTCTCTCTGTTTGAGTAGACTCCGTACCCATATTTGTATAAAGTGAGCAGTCTATAAAAAGCAAAGTATCAACTTTCTTTTTGTCAGTCCATGAAGTAAAATTCATGATTTTATCTAAATCTTCAAACGTATATTTACATTCCATTTAATAAAGTATTTACTTTTCTTTTAAACTCGTCAAACCTATCTCCAACCCTAAAACCCCACTCTTGACTTAACTCTAAGTATTTGTGATATTTTCCTGTGTAGTCGGAAAGCTTAGTATTTAGCTCATCCACCTCCAAATTTAACATTTTATTTTGATTTATAAGGTATCTTATCCTTGTTTTTAACTCTTGGTCTGAAACTTCAACAGAGTTATCAACATTTCCGAGCCACATATACATAACATTATTATGCTTACTGGCCAGGTTTTTATCAAACTTTAACAAGAAAGGAAGTTGTTTTAAGCTATGTAATACTGTTGCATGGTTTTTGTTTAAAACTTTTGCGATATCACTTAGTGTCATATTTAAATGTTTTCTTAGAATTTTATATAATATAGCTCTTCCGAACACATAAATTCTCTGTCTTCTTTTTGGGTTTTGCATTAAATCAATACCTAACTCTTCGTTTATAATTAATATTATATTGTTTATTCCTTTATCAATAGGTTTCATTTTATATGTAAGTTTAAATTAATTAAATCGAGATAATCATCAGAACTTATTATTTTTAGATCCGACAACATTAAAAAAGATCCTTGTGTTCTTATTATTTCTAATGCAAAAAATATATTTTCATTTTTATATTTTACCGTACCTCCCAATATTTGAGATATATAATCATTTACTGGTAGATATAAAACTTTAGAGTCAATGTATTCAGAAATAACTAAAGACAATCCCAGCTCAAGGGAGTCTAAAGCTTCAAGATATTCCTCATAAACATCATATCCATCATCCTTTATATACTTCAGTTTTAAACCCATATTTTTTTAATTCTTTTATTCTAAACTTTTGAAGATCAGACAATACTCCTTTTGGTTTTTTTATTTCAGAGAAAAGAACATCACATCCTGGAGGAAGCGCTATCAAATCAGGTATACCATTTTTATTTGTAAGTTTCAGTTTTATAACATAATACCCTTCTCCTTCAAGTTCTTTTATTCTTTTGTTCTGTATCTGTTGTTCCGTCATATCCGTTTTGTTTCCAGTCAATCCAAAAACCAATTCCTACCATTATATGTAAAACAATAGACAAAGCGTATTCATATAGGTCATGCCAGGTTGCAAAGTGTAAATGTACGTGTCCAATTACCCAAAATGGTATTGCCATTTGTTGACTGTACCAAATTAAAAAAAATTTTATAAACTTCATAAGGACAATAGATCTCTTTTAAAATGTCTTAGGGTGTAATCTTTTTTCTTTGTAACAGCCTTGTATATTTCTTTTTCTATACCATCTTTTGAAAATACCCAATAAACATCGCTTTCCAATCTTTCTTTAGTTGTCATACGATCCCTGGACTGCCAGTAACTGGTAGCTGAAAAATCAATATTATAATATACCAGACATTCAGCTTTCCGTAGAGATATTCCTTCTCTTCCGCTTACGATTTGCAAAGCTATGGTTTTATTTGTTTCGTTAAATGTTTCTAAATCAGTACATAAACCATCTCCGTAAACTTCTTTTAGTGCATTTAACTCTTCCTTGAATTTATAAAATATACCGATTTTAGCATCAGCAAAGTTATCGTGTATAAACTCTGCTTTACTTAAATCAATAATCATAGAGTTTCCTGATTCAAATTTTACAGTTCCTGAATACATTTGATGAAGCTTCATCATAAGTTTTACTGGAGTATCAGCTAATATCACGTCTTCACTTCCTTCAATAACTAAATGTTTTTTTAATTTATTTGTTAGTTGATATGTCATCGGACTCATCTCTACTTCTAAAATATGTTCTTTAGTGTTAATTTTAAACCCAGCTTCTTTTTGAGTATAAGAAATAGTATGTGGTTTCATCTCATCAATAATTGATTGTAGGCCATCTGAGTAATCGTTTATGTAAAGAGAATTGATTTTTCTTTGCTTAACATTTACGTATTGTTTAGAAAACTTATAAAAGTTTACATAATCACTAAATGGATGTTTACGAACTACTGATACTTGATGGTACATTTGACTAAATGATTCAGGTGTTGGTGTTCCAGATAAGAATATTACAAAAGGATTGTTTTCTAAGATCAAAGAACGAACTTGCGTTGATCTTTTGTTTCTTTTTGGAAACGCTCCCATACCATGGGCCTCATCACAGATTACCATATCCCAGCCTCTCTGGTCTATTTTATGAAGTGATTCGTAGTTAATAACAGTAATATTGTAAGAAGGATCAAGAAGTTTATAGTCATCTTGTATACTGCTTATAGCTTTTTTCTTAGTAATAAATAAAAGGTTAGAGACTGGCAAAAGCGCACTTACACCCAAGCTCGTGAGAGTTTTACCAGTTCTTACCTCCATTGCAAGATAAACAAATTTATCTTTTAACAATAGAGGCTTGGCTTTATTAATTATTTCTTTTTGATAGTCTCTAAACTCCATATTAAAAATCTAATCTTCCGTTTTCTTCTAACTCGTGCTTACTTCTAAACCTTATCCATCTACCTTGTGAATCTCTATCTTCTTCAGGTTTGCAATTGTATTTGTATACAGAATAAGCAGTAAGCCATTTATAAAATTTAGTTCGTGAAACAGTAAACTTAGACTTTGGAGCAAAGTCTGGATTGTCTTCAACAAAATCTAAATATAGGTCACTCTTGTATACCCTTCCAGCTTGCTTTAATTTTTCGTGTTGTGATCCTCCACCTATTTCTCCGCTCCATTCTAAAAATTCGTGACAAGTTTCTGCTGATAATTGTCTTGTCTTTAGGTTTATAAATTTTGATTTTATAAGGCCATGATTCATATAAGTTTGAACACAACTTATCATATAATTATCAAATTGACACCATTCATCATCATCCCATTCTCCAAACATAAGTTTTCCAAATTCCATAAGTGGTGTAAAATCTTTGGTGTAGTGCTGGGCTAATTCTAATTCCCATTTTCTTCTTTCAAAAGATGATCCTTTACCTTTGATAGCGTAATTTGTTGTTATAGAGACTTTAGGTGATTTACTAAATGGAATTTTTATAGCATCTTTATTTTTCTTTTCCAGGACTAAGCCTTCTGTAACAACAGAAAATAATCTTTCAAAGTCAAAATGCTTCTTCACATCATCAAAACATAATATTTGAGTATCAACACTAACAGTTTGATAAGCAAAGCTTTTTTCAAAATTAAACGACTTACCATCTATAAATACTAATTTTTTCATATGACTCAAGGCGTTCATAAAAATACCCTTACCTGTTCCTCCTTCTGGATTATCTGATATTACCTCATCATTTAATATTACTGCTGGACAGTAGGATAAGTTTTTCCAGGCATGAAGTAAATACCCTATTGTTGACTTCATAGAATTAACTCTGTTATCATCTTTACCACAAATGTTTTTAATAAATTGCTGGTAATCACAACTTTCTGCATCACATTCATTAAAAACTCTATCTATTACGTGATCTTTCCATACGTAACCACCTAAATCTAAGTAGTCGATTTTTATAAGTTGATTGTTAGTTATTTTTACTGCACAATTTTTATAATACAGATAGGCACTATCTTTTGTATCTTCTATAAAATAAACCGCAATAGATGACAGAAGGGTTAAAAACTCTTCTCTAAAATACCTGGTATGTTCAGCAAAATAATTATAAACACTTAGATCGTCTACTTCTAATAGATAGTTTAAAATAAAATCTTTTATTTCTTTCTCAGAAGTGTGATCTATTAAGTTGTTAGTTACTCTTACAAAAACATAATTCTTACTTCCTTCAGGGTTAAACTTATAAAATCCATTCTCCTCCAGGAATTGCTTGAAAAGTATGTGAACTATTTTTATAACTCCTTTGTCGTTTTTTGTCCAAAACTGATTGTTTGCATTTTCTTCATCTAAACGAGCCAACACATTGTCTATGGTAGCGACCTCAATATCTGACTCTTGCAATTGAGATCTAATTTCTTTTTTTGGTACACCTCTTTTTAACTTCATTCTTAAGTTGTTAAGGCGATCTTCATCTTCATAATACTTTGTACCAAAATTATGCTTATTAGAATAAGCACTTCGTATTGTCCTTCTTATCTCTTCTCTATCAAAATTTTTTGTTTGATAATTATTTAATACTGACTCAGCTAAAGATTGGTATACTCCAAAATCATTTAAAGCGGCAGCCAAAACATAAGCATTATTGTTTCTTTCTCCTTCATTCATGGGAAATTTCTTTTCCCACCATTTAACTAATATTTCTACTATTTTATTTTCATCCGTTACTGGTATTGTTGGTATATCAGTATTCTTATTTACTTCGTTGTATTCTTGTTCTTGTATGCTGTCCCATAAACTTGACTGAGCGTTTATGTGAATTAATGGATCATAAGACTCATAGCAGACTCTTGAGACGTTTTTACAAGACTTATCGAAGTAATCGCTATCAAAATGTTTTTGAAGGCTTAGGAAGTAGCTTTTATGATTCTCTGTAATTGGAGGTATTTTAACTAAAACTTTTAAGCCATTACCACTTGGAGAAATAAATACTGCATAAACATATTTATCTTTTGAAAGCTTTTCTTTTTCTTGTAATAAATCTTTACTTGACTTGTACCCATCAAAGTCCAAGCATATCAAACCACTATGCTCTTTTAAAGCTTTGTCATTTCGTTTTGTAAATTTTCCACTAAAACAAATTGCTGGTAGTTTTTGCTTTAATATGTTCCTATTATTCTTATCTTTTTCGGCACGTATTTTTTTAACTATATCCTTGGAAGATCCATCTTGTATTCTTTTTAACACCAGGTTTATATTTCTGTAGAAGGGTTGTGATGTCTGTTTTATGTCTTTAAATATGGTTATGTCCATTTTATGTTGATTTTATGTTGATTTTATTTTACTTAACTATCTCTTTATTAGTTACTTATATATTTTAATGTCGAAAATGTCAATAATATATAATAATAATGTAGATAAAGAAGTAGTTGTTTTATATTTTTTTCTATAGATCTCTTTGTAGAGTTAAATTTCTGTCATTCGACACGAGACAAAAGATAAAAAAAGGGAGCGTAAACTCCCTATTTTATTCAGTTAGGATTAATTAAAAAGGAAGCCCATCTCCTTCGTCCACTGCATTAGCTACAACCTTCTGCTCTGTCTTCTGCTCTGGTTTAAATGTATCAATGGCTACATAATGTGTTTTACCATATTGATCTGTTTCTCTTTTTTTCTGTACAATAAGTTTTACATACTTTTTGTTGTTGTACTCAAAAATCCAATCTTTTGGAAGATCTGACAAGCAAACAGATACTGCTACCTGGTCTCCGTCAAATTTTTCTTTTCCACTTCCTACGTAAATTTTGTCTTTTACTTCACTCATGTTTATTAATTTTAATTGTTTGCTCCATATAGCTAATTACAGATAACATAACTTCAGTTTTATGCTCTGCACTATTACAAGACATTGGAACTTTTATCCATATAATAGTATTTTTCTTTGTTCTTTTTAGGTTTTTATAAAGTCTGCCTATGTATGTATGTATGTATGTCTTCAGTCGCTTCATTACTAAAATATTTTTGATACACTTCTACCGCTTGCTCAACTTTCTCCTGGCCTCCTTGTATAAATGATTGAGAACATTCAAATATACCAAGTCTTGCAGTCCTTTTATCTATTACCAGGAATATTAATGGCTTTCCAAATAACCTTTGATATATGTAGGCTTGACTATCGTAATTATAGGTTTTTGCACTATACATAAATTTATCGATATCCGAACTTGTTTTAATGTCAATAATTAAATTACTTTTATGGTTTAAGATATCAGCCTTTCCCTTCCAATCTAAATTCATTATTTTTTGAATTTCTGGAACTTCGTAATCATTATTCTCTTCATAGATAAGATCAAACATTTCCATATTAGAAGTCATCTTAGTACATAAAAAATCTAATTGCTCTCTTTCTTTTGTAAGCAAAAGCATTTCCTCATTTGATTCAGCCAAAGCCTCTTTATATTTAGTAGTAGATCTTGTTGATGCTTCTACCTCCTGGAAGTCTCCTATTTTATGTGGCTCTAATATTTTGGTGTGGAAATATCTACCTTCAAGCATTGGCTTTGTAAATTCATTACTTACTCTAAACTGAGTAGGATTCTTTAATAACTTTCCTATGTCTGAGTTTGATAGATATTGCTGACCAAAATCTCCATAATATTTAGCATCGTCTTCCAGGTTTTTAAGTATGTCTGCTTTAGTCATTTTTAAAGGATTTAGCTAATTCTTTTTTCACTACTGCTTTTATACTATACTTAGACTTAAGATTTTTTACTATCTTCTCTAAACCTAATTCTTTATTTTTTGATATGTAAGTTAAAACTTTAGCCCAATTCATATCTCCAATCTCTAATGTGATTAAAGTTTCAGTCTTTTGTTTTGTTGTGGTCTGTGTCTTTTTATGTTCCTGGATCTCTGGAATTATTAAAGTATCTTCATTTGCATAAAGACTTAAACCAAGGCCATGCATAGCAATAGCTTTTGCAGTTGCTCTTTGAATTGCAGTGTTAACGTCCATAGAAGTTATTTTGTCAACAGTAATAGAGTTATGCCTAAAATCTTTAATAGGTAAATAATCAATATGCTCTATATCATTCACTATTATACCTACTTTTACATAGCCAGTCATTCCGTCAGAAAACCAATTCAAACCTGTTTCTTGCGCCTCATACACTATACGTTGCGCTCCTGGGTTTGATTGTTTTAAATAGTTCCAGGCTATTGCCCAGGATAAATAATTAAAATTTCCTTTCTTTTTTACGTGCTTGGAAACATCTTTTGCAACCAATTCTTTAAAGTAATTTTCATTTTTGCTCATTTGTATTTAATTTTAAATTTAAATCTTTTATTTTGTTTGCATACTTTAATAGTATGGCTTCTCTTTTATTTTTTAAGTTCTGTATATGCTTATCGTTCTTTCGAGTGTTTACCTCTGTCTTTATCTTTGACTCAATTAGTTTTAATTTAAATAAGCAATTTTCAATGTTTAATTTTAAACAACCTATTATCCAACCATACTCATAAAAGAAATCATAATGATCACTTTCAATTACCTTGTAATAATCTCCATTTCTGTTTAGATCTAATATTTCAATCCTATCACTAAACTTTTGAATCTTTATACCTTTACTTAAAACACTTTCACCATAAGGCATATCTTCTTGAATGCTATTACTACATGATTTAGCTTGAATAAAAACTTGGTTTAAATTATACATTATTATCTTTTAATATCTCCTGGACTAAATCATTAACATCGGTATCATTACTTATTAGATCTTTTGCTTTATTATATCCATGTATTATAGTTGAATGGGTTACCTTAAAATCATAGGTTTCCAAAAACCTTTGTATGTAAGATATTCTTATTGGTCTTTCCATACATAAATAATATAGCATTTGCCTGGCATCTACTATATCTCCTCGTCTTGTAGAGGTAAACATTTCATCTAAAGTTAGATGAAACTTTTTTGCTACCGCAGTAGCATAGTCATCAAATATTTGTTTCTTCATTATTGATTAATTTTATTTAATTCAAATTGTAAATGATTTATAGCCTTCTGAAGATCTTCATTAGGCGTGTTATGTTTTCTGTATGCTCTTAAAATATAAGTACAAGCAGTTCCTAAATTATAATTCAAATCAAAATTATTCACAACATCTATTGCGGTGTAATTATTTTTACCATCATAATAAGAAGGAGTGTCTACTTTAATAGTTTTATCTTCGGTACACTGAAGTTCGTCTGTCCTGGTTTCTGTATAATTCATATTAACCATTTTATAAATTTATATAATTGAATAGCAATTAAGCAAGAGATCGCTCCAATGAATGACCATGCTACAAGTTTCATATTTTTATCTTCTCTTCCCATAACTAAATACCTAAAGGATAATCGTCATCTTCCATAGTAGTAACCTCCTGGCTTGTATCCAAAGGATCTTCTTCATCATCATTAATGTTATTAATAATGTTTGAACACATAGCCATGTGTATAGCGGTGTTCCTTGCTTGTGGGTTTTGAGGGTTGAATGACTCAAATAGCATTCGTAGTGTATCGTCCATAATTTGATTAAATTTTAGTTAAACTTAGTTCACAAATATAGTGTAAAACAATTATAAATACTAATTTAATCGTATATATTTACTTGTAAATTTATTTCCAGGTGTTCGTAATACCTTCCTATTTCAGAGTGAACAACCTGGTCTTCTCCTATGCAAATTTGAAAAGCCTCCAGGCCTCTCTCTTCGAGATCATATAAAAAATCTTCAATTATTTTTACATCTGGATAAGGGCTATACCATTTCAGATCAAAGATACTTGTGTATATCATCATTCCGTCTTTTGTTTCTTTTAAAAGGGAAAATAAATCTGGAAAAACAAAACGCCTTTCAGAGTTTTGAAGTTTAAACAATCTTACCTTTTCTGTTTTTGGTATTCCTATTATTACTTGACTACTATATCCCATTGTTTTGCATTTTATCAGCCCATATACAAGCCTGGTTATAAATTCCGTTATCATATTCTTGAACAAAGTCTACAAAGTCATTAAACCAGGATATTTGAGGTTTAATTTTGTTGATCTCGTTTGTTGCTTCTATAAAATCTCCCATTAGTTCGGTTATCTTATTAAAGTCTCTGTCTTTTTGTGTTTCCGCGTATGCCATAATTATTAATATTTATTTTCTTGAGCGTATTCCCATACCTTGGTATTGAGATCATCGTTTACCCAATCCCAAAAAAAGTCTGTTATATCTACTCCGTTTAATTCTACATTTTCTATTTCTAAATCAGCTTCAGGAGGGTACTCATTATCTCCGTCATTCCAATAAAATTCGTAATTTATATCTAATTCATAGTTATCTTCAACTATTGAGTATGTTCCTTTTGTTTTCATAAGTGGCCTCCGATTCTTAATTTTTCACATTCATACCTATACTCTGATTCTGACTCTACTTCGTTCATACCTTCCAAATCATCTATTCCATTTCCAAGAACAAATTCTGATTCATTCATTTTATGCTCAAGATCGTCTATCCAATCCTCTTCCTTATAAATTATAAATTCATCTATACTTGTGTATTTACCATTGTCTATTCGATAATGATCAAATTCATTTTCATCAATATCTGTTTCAATTTCAGCAAATTTATGGTAGATCCGTCTTACTTGTATTTTTACCTTCATTATTAATATTTTTTAGTTCTTTCAATTAAATTTAAAACATCGTGTATTTCTACTCCTTGGTATTTGCAATTATTTGTTATGAATTGCTTTATAGGTAATTGCTTTGGATCATCAAAAAAGTCTCCTAATTTTTTACCGCTTTTAATTTGAGCATCAGCTAAACGCTTAATTACTCTTTTCACATACCAATTACTTGTCCAATAGATACCGCCTTCTCCGTCTGTAATTTTTACATTGTCTCCAGGTTTGTTGGTAATATTTTTATCAGCCTTCCAGGTATTTTTCTTTTTATCATAACCTATTATATGGCATAGAATATCCCTTAATTGTTTTACAGACAAATACTCAAATGTATTTTCGTAATGGTCTAATATTTCTTTTTCGCATCTGTCTTCAATACTTTTTATTAATTGATCAAACTTTGCGTGTCCATACAATTCTCTGTAAAAGTCTCTAAATTTTGTGTATTGAGTTTTTTCTCCAAACATTGTAAAGTTTGTATCATAATCTAAATCTTCAATGTCCAGGAATTTTACTTCTCCAAATTCCTGGTTTGTTAGGCCTCCGTTTACATGAGTCTCAAAGTCTAAACCTTTTCCATTTGTGGTGTTAAACGTAAACCCAAATCTTACATAATCTGTGTGCTTCTGTGTTTTTAATAGTTTCATTTTATTTGATTTTATTTATTAATTAATATGGTTTTAAATGTTCTGTGTTGTTCTCTCCGTTAAATCTTTCCTGGAATAATAATTTTTCTGTGTGATCTTCAATTATTCTTTCTTTATCCTCCAGGGTTATTCCTTCGTACTGATCAATTAAGCCTTCTAAATAGGCCTCGTTTTCCATTATGTCGCTACAATCTTTTGTATATGGATAATATGGAGCGATATACGTACCGCCTCCGTTTCCGTCATTCCATATAACAACATTCATTTGATTTGTTTGCGCTTCATATCCAAGGCCTCTTCGAGTATTAAAATACCTTACGCTTCTTACTTTCAATTTTTCCGCAAATGCTTTTTTATCTAATGCGTTTCTTAATAACCTATCTGCTTCCAGGCTTACTATTTTTTCTTGTTCTTGCTCGCTCATAATTATAAATTTTTTCTTATTGCTTTATACTGCTCTACTTCTGATAATATTTGATACTTATAATGATTTGTACATATTAACAAGGCTATCTCTCTGATCCAATCCAGGTTACTCATTCTACAATTATCAACATCAAGTTCATAGAATTGTATTAAGTCTTCCCTTATATCAGCATACTCTATGTTAATGGTATCCTTTTCTTTACTCCTGGAAAGTTTATTTATCTCTCCTTGCATTGCCTCAATTCTGTGGCCTAAAAATTTAATGGTTTCGTTTTTGCTCATAACTTTTAATTATATATTAATGATCCGTTTTCTGTAAATTCATATTCATTAGCCTCACAAAGATCCGTTAAACCTTCATCAGAATAAACATATTCAGTCTCCTGGTGTAATTGTTTCAATACATTATTTAGAGAATTGTTTTTCAATCCTTCAATTATTTCTTGATCCCAAAATGTACCTGTTAATTCACACTTATCCGCTTCCAGGCTATCCAAGGCCAATTGATCGTACTCACTAAACTTTATGTACTCGCCTCGGCATGGGCTTTGGCTGATTGAATAATCGTTTCTTCCGCCTATTTCCTGGCTTAATTTTTTTATACTATCAACTAACTCGTACACTGAAAATTCATTCAAGTCGTGAAAATTTTCTCTGATCCATTTAAAGCATAGTTCTTTGCCTGGGTGTTCGTGTATCTGATAAACTTTTGTTTTAATTACTCTCATTTTTTTATATTTAATTAGATTAATTTTCTGCAATATAGTTATTATAAACATCTTGTGCAAGTTTTTTAAACTTTCTTTAATTTGAATTACCTAACCATTGGTGATATATGTAGTCATATTCTACATTCATTATTTCGGCAAGCGCTTCGAAAATTCTTTCCCTAACCAGGCTATCGCAAACGCCTATTAAGTCGTATATTTCTTGATAGTTGTCAAGGCATTCAAAAACCATTTTGAAATTTATGTTGCTATCGATTTCCTGGCCTAATTCATCTGTTGAATATTTGGCCAGGTAAAACGCTTTTACGTTGCTTGTCGCTCTTAATTTAAACTTCATCGGTATCCCATTTAGTTACTGGAAATGTTCCCTTGTATCCTAATTCAAGCGCTCTATCAAAACACATTCTTAATAAAAAAGGCCTACTCCAATTTTGATCCATTATAATTTTATTTATTTCCTTTAGATCTGATTTGTTAATATACTCTTGCGTGTATTTTACTCTTCGTTTATATGCTTTCATAACTTATTTATTTTACTTTCGATTATTACTTGTTCGTTTTGTTCACTTATGTTTATTAAATTATTTATTTCTTCGTGTATTTCGTCTTGTATCTCGAAGGGATAATTTCCTTCTTTATACTTTATAAATTCATTATTTATTAAAAAATCTACAATTCTAATTGAGACATCTCGCGTGTCATCGTTTGTTATTGTTTCTATATTCATAACCTCTCTGTTACCACTTGTCATTAATTCTTTATTACCTATTTTGATAATGTTAGACTTATACTCCATAACTTATTTATTTACATTAATAAAATAATTTGCGTACTTTCCTCGTTCACTGCAACAATTATAATACTCGTACTCGTTTACCATTGTTTCAAACTTTTCAGAAGATCCGTTATTTAATAACATTGGGCTTGTCCAGGAATTATTTAACATCATATTGCAAGCGTTTAAATAAAGATCATGGCCTTTATCATATACTTTTTTAGCCTCTGTTTTATTTATTTGCTTTACTTGTTTGTTACCTATTTTAATAAATTGATTTGTATACTTCATAACTTTGGTATTATGGGAGCGTTTCCGCTCCCTGGTTTATACTACTTAATTAAATTTCTAATCGCTGAAACTTCTATTGTTCCAAATTTATCGTGTACCTTACATAAATACTCTTCGGCCTCAATAAATCGCGCTTCTGTTGTCGCGTTTTCGTATTGATTGCGGAATTTTATTAACTCCGTTATCTCTGTTTTTATCTTCGGCATCTTGTATATTTTTGGCGTTTTGCATTCCAACATTTTTTAGTATACATTTTCTTTTTATACTTTGACGTTTTACATTGCCTGGAGGCGCTACAACTTGTAAGCGTTGGCGTTGCAAATATTAAACAAATTACTATTGTGATTATTTTTTTCATATCTATTGAAATTTAAATTCTCTTATTATTCTTGTTTGGTTTGTTGGGCTTGTGCTTGTTAACTTTACTACGTTGTAGCCTCTACAAGTATACGAGCGCTCCGCGTGTTCTTTGCCTCCTGCTCTTCTGAAGGCCTTAAGCGTTTCATCTTTAGTTATTAAATTATATTCGCGCTCTGTGATTTCTTCAACAAATGTAACACCAGGTAAAAACGTGGTTTTTGTACTTGGGTTTTTTTCTTGCTTTGTTCTTGTCATTGTGATAGTCATTTTTTTGCGGTATTGTGGGAGCGTTTCCGCTCCCTGGTTTATAATTATATTGATTCAAAAATTATTTCTTCGGTATCTGTATTAAAAAGTATTTGAAATACTTCTTCCCATTCTTCGGAAAGGTTTAAAACTATAATATCATCTTCGCAGTAATGAGATAAACAAACTTTATTTGTTAGCTCTAAATCTTCGCCATAACTTAAGGCGCTGAGGTCTTCAATCGTTACCAAATTTTTAGCCTCTAAAATTGCGCTTCTTTGGTCTTCTGTAAGTGTTTCAAATGTGGTCATAAAATTAAATTTGTGGGAGCGTTTCCGCTCCCTGGTTTAGATCTATTTATTAAGTTTTGCATTTAGTTTTAAAATGTGGTACGCCATAAAATTGAAATAGTTTTCAACTATTCGTTTTGTGGTGTTTTTTTCGTTTGGGTAGGTGTCAACTTCCTGGAGGCGTTTTGCAAGTTTTACAATATCATCGTTATAAAATGGAATATTTAAAACCGAAGGAAGGCCAGCAAGCCAATGAGCAAACCGCGTTTGTTCGTTTGGGTGTCGTGCCTGGTTGAATCTGTGGTTAAATTCTGATTCATAACAAGACATAACAAAGGCCAATTTTTCCGCGTGTGTTGTTGCTTCTGTTGTGTGGTCGTCTGTATTGATTGCATCAAGCAAATAATTTTGAATATTTGAAAGATATTTTTTTGAGTTTGTGCGTAACATAGTTTTTTAATTGTGGGCGCATTTCTGCGCCCTGGTTTATATTATTTTAATAAGTTTAAAAGCATTTTTAAGGTTTTAATTTCGTCTTCTAAATTACTGACAAGGTCAAAAACTCCGTTCGCTTCTAATTTTTCCGCGGTAAAATCTTCAGTTATTGCTTTTTCTGTTGGGTTTCCGAAATCAACTAAATTTTTAACCTCTTGCGCGTCTATTTTAATATTGTTTAACTGTCTTAAAACTTCGCTTTTTACTTTTACTTGTATTGAATGCATAATGTTAATTTATGGGTTAATGTTTATATTTTGTTCAAAGATAGTTTAATATTTAAGTTATACAAGCGTTTTTTTAAATTATATACTTGTTACAAATATCTTGAGCGTGTAACGTGCTGATAATGTGCAAGTTATAAACGTAATTTATAATCAATATAAATAAGAAACATTTAATATTTTAAGCGTTCGCGGAGGTATAACCTTCAATGTCTTGAAGTGTAAAAAAGATCTAATATTAAAAGTTTAACAAAGGGATCTTCTCTTTCCTGGAGCAATGGAGCGCGCGAGCGGTGGAGAGCGTGCCAGGAGTAACCGCGGAAGGGCGAAACGTGGCGAGGCGGTACGGCCTCGGCGCGTGTTCCTGGTGCTGTGCTGTTGCTCGTAGCAAAACGCCAAAACATTGGAAAAAATATTTTAGCATTTGATTTGACTTTTTTAAAAAAAATCGTTTTCCTTTTGGGGATCGTCAACGTATGTGTATGTATTACCCTCAAGTTCTATATGTCTGAATAAAAAAAATTTTTTTTAGTATATTTGTTTTTTAACTAAAAGAATAATATCATGCATAGCAAAAACTTAAACCCAAGAGACTTTGTTAACGGACTTTACGTGAAAGATGGAAGGTTAATAAACGATAGACCAGATTCAATGACTGGTATTCAAAAAGCAGCTTCTATAAAAAGAGCTGTAAAAAATGACCGCAAGGTTAACCAAATATCTGAAGCTATAGAGCTTGCTGATAACAAAAAACATTTCAGACAATTAAGATTTTAGTTCACTCACTAATTTTTATTTTGAAGGAGAATCTTAATAGGTTCTCTTTTTTTGTATAATATGTATAATAATCGACACAACAATGTTGTATTAAAAAAAAATCGGCATTAACTAACTATCTCTTTTTCAATACTTTATATTACTATTTTTATTAAATGTCGAAAATGTCGAAAAAAATACTATAATAATAATAAAAAAATAGTAGTAGTAGTAGTAATATATATATAAGTAAGTAGGAGCAATATTGTTTGACATTCGTCATTGTCTATTTAAAATATATTTTGTACATTTGTTTAAATTAAATTAAATACAATGAGCAACTACATACCAAAGGATCTTGAGTTCGATCAAGTCGGAAGAAACAAATTAATTAGCGGAATAACAAAAATATCTAAAGCTGTAAAAAGCACTTTAGGCCCACGCGGAAAAACTGTTTTAATAGAATCTTCTAATCACACGCAAGGAATTACAATTACAAAAGATGGAGTTACTGTTGCGGAATCTATATCATTAATAGATCCTGTAGAGAACTTGGCTATTACTATGATGAAAGATGCGGCTCGAAGAACTGCTAATTCTGCTGGTGATGGAACTACTACTGCAATTGTTTTGACTGAAGCTTTGGTAAAGGCTGGTGAAAAGTTTTTACAACCAGAACATAATGTAACTGATGTTGTTCGGAATATAAAAAAGACTGCTGACAATGTTGTTTCTAAATTAAAAAAACAGAGTCGCAAAGTTACTTCTTCAACATTAAAAGATGTTGCTACTATTTCTTCAAACAATGATCCAGAGTTAGGTAAGATTATTTCAGAGGCTTATAAAAAAGTTGGAGTCAATGGAATAGTTACAGTTGAGAGTTCTCAAAACCATGAGACTTATGCAACAGTTACAAACGGAATAAAAGTTGATAGAGGTTATACTTCTAATTTATTTATCACTAATCAAAAAAATGACGAAGCAGTATTAGAGGATGCTTTAGTTTTAGTTTGTGATCAAGAGATAAGTAATATACTTCAAATAGAAAATATATTAAAACCAGTAATACAACAAAACAAGAAACTTCTCATCATTGGGGCTTGCTCGCCTAATGTTGTGAATACCCTGGCAGCAAACGTGGTGCGTAACGGACTTAAGCTATGTAATATTATACCTCCAAACTTTGGATATAAACAACACGAGCTTATGCAAGACATCGCGTTGTCTGTTGGGGCAAAATACTTTTCAGAAAAAACAGGTGATAATTTAAATATGATTACAATGGATGACTTAGGTCATGCTGATAAAATTATATCTGGTAAAAATCAAACTGTTATAATAAAAAGTGATCAGTTAACTGAAGAGATACAAAATAGAATTAAAGAATTAAAAGAACAGCAAAAAAATACAGATATAGTTTCAGATAGAGAGTTTATCAATGAGCGTATCGCAAGTTTATCAGGTTCTATTGGAGCTATTTATGTTGGAGGTAATTCTGATGTAGAGCAAAAAGAAAAATATGATAGGGTAGAAGATGCTGTATGTGCTGTTCGTAGTGCTTTAGAAGAAGGGATTGTAAAGGGAGGAGGTTCTTCTTTATTTGCTATTGGGGAACACCTTGAGGTTCAGAGGTTTAAGGAAAAGCCTGAAGATGAGTTTGATGACAAAGATGTTGCAGATGTTATTTTAGGACACGCAATGTGCAAGCCTTTTTATCAAATATTAGATAATGCAGGTATTAATGATGAAGGTGCTTCTGCAATTCTTTCTAAATCATGGGCCTTGCCAAAAGACCATGGTTATGATGTTAAAAACGAAAAGTATGGAGATATGTTTAAAATGGGAGTCATTGATCCTTTAAAAGTAACTCGTTTAGCTTTATTAAATGCGGTAAGTGTAGCTACAACAATACTTAGCACTAACGCTATAATTACTCACGCAAGAAAAGTAGATGATCAATAAGGAATGGTTGTGGATGAACTACAGTAAATTAAAAAACAATACAATGAAACCAGTTGGAAAGTATATTATTATAAAAACAATCACAGAAGAGGTTAAAACTTCTTCTGGTTTATTGTTATCTCAAACGGATGTGGATGAGTTTAGATATAAAAAAGGATCTGTAGTAAAGCCAGGGACGGATGTTACTGTTATAAAGGCCTCAGATTTAATATATTACGATAAAAATTCTGGTCACACCATGATGATAAACGATGAAACATATACTATCATTCAAGAACGCGATGTTGTTATTGTTCTTTAATTTCTTTGTTTAATTCTTTTATCATATTCCTATACACTTTATCCATATAAGTAATATCATTTTTAAATAAAGGATTTGAAACTGGAGATTCTGATATTTCCTCTCCGTTAAGTTTTTTGTATATGGTATTGATAACGCGTTTAGCTTTGTATGTCAATTCATATAGAGTCGTTTCATTACCACTTCGCTTTCTCCAAACGTGTATCCACTCATCCTTTAATAATTTATTGAAACGATTTACATCCCAATACATAAGTTCTTCGTATTCTTTGAATTGACTTTTATTAAATATTTGTTCGCTGTATAAAAATAGTAACATTTCTAATTCAGGTGTTCCTAACTTGTATTTTGCTTTCACCCAGTACCTTATAACTCTCCAGTATTTTAGAAAATCATGATCAGGCGGCTTTCTGGTAGTGTTTTTTCTTGGATATACCCCTTTAAATTTCATTGAATTAAATTCTTATATTTGTAAAGATAAAACAAATATTTAAAAGTATATAATATGGGAATGGGAGCTGGCCCTGGAGGTCGTAAAAATAAAACTGCTGCAAAAAAATCAGCGCCAAAAATGACTATGTTGGCTAAAAAATCTTTAGCTATTCAAAAAAAGAAATTAGCTAAATGTGCCGCCGCAGCAAAAGGCAAAGGCAAAAAATGTAGTCTTAAAAAAACTTCAAGACTTAGAAAAAATATAGCAGGATTAAACTCTACAGGAAAGACAAAAGCAAGAAGAGGAGTTGATAAAGGTGTAGAGTTTGGTAAAAAAGTAGCTAATTCTAAAACTGGTAAAATAGTTGGTGGAGCTATTAAGCTTGCAAAAAACATAAAAAACCTTGACTATAAAGGAGCTGCTAAAACAGTTTCTTCTACAGCTAAAGACGTTAAGAAAGCTAAAAAACTTATTAACTATAAAAAATTATTAAAAAAGAAAAAGAAATAGTATGGCGGTAACAGATAAAAGAAGTAGGT